TAGTTTTGCAGAACTGACAACCTTTTTAGGAATATAATGTTTAACCTGTCAACTTAGTCAGGAATAAATTTTCAAACTGACAACTATTTTCAGTACACCTCAGCCTTTTTCAAAACGTCTTTGCGATTACTCCAAAACGCTTTGACGTTTACAATAAAACGCAAGTGCATTCGAAGTAAAATGCACTTGCGTTTCAAATGAAACTCCCTTGCGTTTGTTCTAAAACGCAAGGGAGTTTTTTATGGCTTATTTTTAAGAATCTTCAAGCAGGCTATATAACAAAAAAAGAGCCTGAAAAACAGGCTCTTTTAAGATTGAATCAGCAGGAGCCGAAAGCGGGACTCGAACCCGCGACTTACTCATTACGAATGATTATCTAAGAATAATATAAAACCACTGTGTATCAATTGTTTATAATTAAATTTAAGCTGAATAAGGATACTCATTAGAACATTTTTTTCTACTTGAATGCCTTCCCTATCCTGTCACCGGATACCCAGCCATCGCCGAACTGGCAGTTCTTGATGTCTACAATATAGACTCCTTTTATCTCCAGTCCTTTACCTTGTGCTTCTTCCAGGTATGTACGTGCATAAGCATCAAAGTTTGCTCCAGAATAAGCGTCTACGGCAAGGATAAGAAAGTTCGCGTCGGTCAGTTCGCCTTTGTAGATTCCTATATCGGAATCCACAAGACTCTGAACATATCTGTCAGCCTTATCCTTCTGTTTCTGGGACGGCTTGTTCCCTCCGCAGCCAAACAATGATATTGCCAGTATAGTCAGCAGTATTTTCTTCATGGATTTAGATAGTTAGTTTGTTCTTTAATTCGTTATATAAATCGGGATTTCTCATGTCTTCCCAATAATACTTCTTATATCGGCTCCTGCTGAATCCTTCCTTACTCTCATAGACAAGAATACATTCTTTATCACACAAAACAATCACCGAAGATAGAAGTAACTTGGCATAAGAGAATGCCTGAAGAAAGGCCGATTCTATTTCTTGATTATTCTTCATGTGATATTTTGCCTCAATCAACACCTTTGCCTTTTCATCTTCTGGCTTGTTGTCATAATGAAGCGCATAATCCGGGAAAATACGGTGCCCTCTTCCTGCATGGATTGGCAACTGACGAATGTAGTCTTTATGCTCATACCACCCCATTTCATTCAACAATGGCTCCAGTAGTTTTTTCTCTACATCTTTTTCCTCCTTAATGACTATTCCTTCCGGCAATGACGGTGCGTATATTTGTGGAAGTACGGATGTGTCAAATCCTTTTGCTTCTATCATCCTCATGAGTTCTGCATAATCCTTTCCCGTAACAGGCCATCCATTGACTCCTTGAAAATTCTTTCTGATAAGCGGATGATTTGAAAAGTATTCGTCTGCTTTCAGCTCTTTTAATGAGATATGAGGAATATCAATTTTATTGCTTACATAAGTATTGCTGTAGTAGTGGGCAAATGGGTCTATTACACCGTCAACCTGTGCTATCCACAAGCAAGTGATGGCACTTACTGGAGATGTTTCATAATGTATGAGTATATCCCCTTTCTTTGTTTCCTTATTCGATTGCCAAAATCCAACCGTCCATTCTTTCCCATATCCTTTAATTAATCCTCCGATAAACCACGCAGATGATGGTTTGGGCATTTCTGCGTTCTCTTCCTTTATCAGAAGATTGGGAGCATAATCATACATGAAAGCGCTTAGCTCATCGGGAGACAAACCGTTTTCCGTCCTGAATCGATAGAATACTTTGCACAATTCCCAATAATACATACACCTGGCTTTGTAGTCAGCTTTCTTTGGAATCGGAGGAAGTTCTATTTCAAAATAATCAGCTAATTTTTCAAGATGGAAAAGTTCGTTGATATATAAATAGGAAAAAAAGTATTCACCAAACATATAGTTCAGTTCCATTGAAAGTAATGGAATGTAGCCAAGCATTTGGTCAAAATCTCCAATCCTTAAAACTTCTTCCGTTTCTATCATCAGCCCGGTAGATATGATTTCCTCATACAGCTTTCCGGCATCATCCAGGGATTTTAATACTGTACCTTCATATTCTGATACTTTGTAACACCAGAAATCTTCCAGTATCCCGCAAATCATTTCAGAATTGAATCCGTCCTTGATTTTCGGGTTGTACTTCTCGAACAGACGTTCTTCCTCAATCCACTCTTTTCTGTCAGAAAAGCTGGATATGGCAGACTTCCCGTCTGGAGAGTTCTTGTATAAGTTCCAAAGGTATTGATTGAATCTCATGGCTACAATCTTTTCATACAACCAAGAACCTGGAAGATATGTTCTATCATATTCTTAGGAAGTTCCTGAATACCATATTCCGGAGATTTATTGGTCGGAACCAGTGTATAGCATTTCGGGTCACTTGATGGCCCTAATCTCTTAATCGTTCGCATTCCGTTTGTCGTTACTATCGCATAAACCTCTCCAAGTGGAAGAAAAGACTTATCTTCTATCTTCTTTAATGCAATAATGTCTCCATGAGTGATTTCCGGTTCCATCGAATGTCCGGTAACATTACACCAACAGGTTGCCTCATTATATTTCTTGAAGTCTATCAAGTATTCCGGCTTTGCAGTCTGGTCATTTAGGACAATATCAAACCCTCCTATAAAATCCACATTATAGTAAGGTACACCATTAGTGTAACTTATTACAGGTTCAGTTTCTGTTTTCTTATTATCAATGATAAAATCTGAGACCTTAAACTTGTCAACAGAGGCAGCATCAAATCGAGCACACAACTTTCTATATTGTTCAGGTTCTAAATCCCTCATAGACTTTTCCATACCTGAAACATTAGCTTGACCACATTCAAGAATATCAGCAATATTCTTTTGGGTAAGTCCAAATGCTTGTCTGAATCCTTTTAAATCGTACATATCAGTAATATTATTTCGGTAAAACTAAAATAAAGTTAATATCGCTGATATTTTCACTGTAATATCAGTGATATATCAATAATATTAGTACATTTGCATATCGAAACTAAGATACGAAACAAATATAGTAAAAAACCCACTTAAAAACACACGATTATGAAAAGAAATGTATTACACGAGATTATGAGCCTTGCATGAAATAAGATTATTAACTCAAAAACATGGAGTATGGAAGAAGTTTGGAAAGACATAAAAGGATATGAAGATAGATACCGAATATCCAATATGGGTCATGTGTTATCATTGTCTAAAACACATAAGACTAAAGTGTTTAATAAAGCCATTGTTGAAACAAAAACATCTCCTAAGATTCTAAAAGGTAGTAAAGATAAGGATGGCTATCTTATGGTGTATTTGGGTAATGGTAAAGAGCAGAAAAGGTTTAAGGTGCACAGGTTGGTTGCAGAAACCTTTATTCCAAAGATTGACGGAAAAACATTCATCAATCATAAGAACGGAATCAAAGACGACAATAGAGCTGACAATTTAGAATGGTGTACAAATGCGGAAAACCTTTATCACGCTCACCATACAATTAGACACGATAAACCATATTATAATCAGAAAGTAATATTGTGTATAGGTAGTGATTATACAGAAGAATACAAAAGCATAACAGAAGCCGCAAAAGCCATTGGAGTAAGCAAACAAGCTATTTCTATGTGTTTAAGAGGACAGACGAAGAAATGCTGTGGTTACAAATGGCGATATAAATAGCAATAAATCACTTATAGTAATTAGTTCTTTGAGATTTTGATGCAGAGTATATGGAAAAAGAAGATTGGAAAGAAGTGGCGTTTAACGCCATTTGTAGTGCTATTGTAAGTGCTGTAGTATCTGCAATTGTGGCTTTCATTTGTTCATCGAACTGACGATGTAGGAAACGATTGCACTGACGAGAGCGGAAATCAACATGTTGAAATAGAATGTGACGGTTTGTTTTCTTCGTGTATTCCGCTCTTTTACATATCCACCTTGCAAGAAGAAGCCTTTCCCTTTATCTGTGATATGATATGCACTGCCATTGACAGATGTATGGAGTTTTATATATCCATCAGATACGAGTATTTCTATGATTTCAATTATAGGTGTATAATTGCCAACGTTGTAATTATAGAATCTACTTAAGACTTCATCCTTTTCTTGTGGAGTGTATTTTTTCATTTCTTGGAAAGGTTTTCAATGGTACGTTGCTGGCTTTCAATAATAGACAGTAAGCGGTCTGAGATATTCTCGGTTGCGCTTGAGACTTCGGTAGCGGTTGATGATTTGAACATATCACCCTTACCACGAAGTAGCCAGTCTGCATTTACATCTTCGAAACTATTTAGTATTAAAAGAACTGGCTCTATCCCAAAACTTTCACCTGCTCTCATCAGCTTTCTTACATAGACATCTGATTTACCTATTAATGAAGCTGCATCTTTTACGCTGATATTCTTTGTTTTAAGTATTTCAGCAAATCTTTCGTTAATAGTCATAATGTTAATAAAACTAAAAGGTAAAACATTTTATACTAATTAGTTTTGTTTCTATACTAATTAGTATTATATTTGCATATCGAAACTAAGATACGAAACAAATATACGAAATAAAAATAGTAAAACCAACTAACCCCGCACGATTATGAGTACAAAAATCAAAAACCAATTAAAAGAAGTCATGCTGATGGCGTGGACTTTCGTAAAACGCAATGGATTCACAATGAGTGAAGCGATGAAATGCGCCTGGGCAAACATGAAGCTGAAAGCTGCAATGAAGCAAAGAATCGTAAAGTTCTACTTCAAAAAGGTAGATGGTTCTGTTCGTGAAGCCTACGGCACGCTGAAAGAAAATCTGATACCAGCCACATCAGGTGAAAGCAGAAAGAAGAATGACACAGTAGCAATATACTTTGATACCGAAAAACAATCTTGGCGATCATTTAAAAAAGCCAACTTATTGAACATAGCATAATGGATATAAAAAGAATAGTTCTCGAATCAAACAATGAAGAAGAGACAGATTACTTCGTCTCTTCTGATGGTAGAATATTCAAAGAAATTACACCATCAAAAAATGGAAATGGCTATGCCATGGTAACGATATATAAGAATGGAATTGGCTATACAAAGAGTGTCCACCGGATTGTGGCAAAAGCATTTCTTCAAAAGGTAAAAGGAAAAGAGTATATCAATCATATCAATGGCGATAAAATGGATAATAGATTAGAAAATCTTGAATGGTGTACACCACACGAAAATACAGAACATTATCACAAGACGCTGAGAAATGGCAAACCAATGTACAATCAAAAAGCATGTTTGCAGATTATAGATGGTGAAGTTATAGCAGAATATAAGAGCTTGAATGAAGCCTCACGAAGAACAGGTGTAAGTGTTTCAAACATCTATTGCTGCTGTATCGGAAAAACGACAACGGCTGGTGGCTATCAATGGAAATATAAAATTTGACAACCTTTTAAATATCGCATGACTATGAAACGCCACGAAATCGAAGAAGAACTTGACGGGCTGTACAAAGACTTGAACTTCGCCTACAACGCAGATGAAGAGACTTTATGCAGGGCTTTCAATGCTGACAGCAAGCAAGAATACATCAAAGCACTTACTGAAGAGGTGGACAAATACGAAGCCCTTCTTGAAGAATATAACCTGCCTGAAGATGATGGCATGGACTACATCAGCCTTCAGTCATCACAAGGCATGGCAGTGACACACTGGTAACTCACCTACCCTGCTGACGGACTGAACGGTAACCGATAGCGAGAATCGGGCAGGGTTCTACTTGATTGGTTCTTTGACATGATGAAAATTTTAGGTGTACCGCTACACCTAACGCAAAAGGGGTTCGACTGAGTAGCGATAGCGGCACGGTGAAAAGGATGTGAGTAAGGGACTGACAATAGGCGAACGCAGCGCATTAATCACCGTGAGAACAAAAACGACTTATACGATTGCAGGTGGCCGTAGGTCGGCTACAAAGACAATCTTCACTGATTAGACACCAGCATGAACTATATATACCCGTGGCTTACCAGACCTTTGATAAGCAGTAAGGCAACCACCGGAACGCCCACGGGAGCGATATTTAATACACACGGTTATGAAAATACTACTTTTTCTCTGTGCATTGTCCGTTCTGGTAATGCACTTCAATCAAGACCTGTCTGCTATGTATTGGATAGGATTTGTCGGGTTTATAATCACTGGTTTTTCAATCGCAAACAGACTGGACAATGAACGAGCTGCAAGAAACAATAAAAAGCATCTGTGATGAATTTGCGGACATCAGTGCCATTCTGGCGGCACGCTCAAGGGAACTGGACAGACGGGAGCTGTTCGATAAGGAGATAGAAACTGAAATCAAGAACATTAAAAAGAATAGACATGAAAACAAATGAAGAATTACAGGGTATGACGCATGATGAACTTGTGGCATACACACAGAATCTGCAACGCGAATCCGAAGAATACAAAAAATCAATACTGTATTACATGGAGGAAGAGAAAAAGATTGAATCGAAGTTTGACAACTTCAAGAACATGGTCAAGTCATTAGCTGGCTTAGTCGATTAGATTTTATGGGTTATAGAAAATGGGTAGATGCCGGGCTATGAAAGTCCGGCATTTTTATTGGCAGATAGTTCAGGCGGTAGAACACCATGTAAGGGTTAGCATGGAAGTCACGGGTTCAAGTCCCGTTCTGCCAGCAAACAATCAAATACTTAAACTATGGTTAGAGAAATTACAGTAGACGAAAACTACCAGACAGTACGTCTTTTTGACGAAATGAAGAAAGGGGACATCTACAAGGTTCCCTATGACAAGAAACGGCACAACGGAATCAAGTTGGAAGCATCACGCCGCAATCGTGACCTCCGCTTGATCGGGACACTTAAAAACAAAATGGATGTGAAATACCGGGTATCAGCAACAGAGTATCCGGGTTTCTCGGCAATTATCTGCTTAAAATAAAATGCTTATGATAAACGAAGATGTATTGAAAATCGTCTTAAACAACAAGTCTTTCGGGAAATACGAAGCAGCTTCGATAGTAGGCGGTCTCAAAAGGCTGAAAGAATTGTGCGAATCCGGAAGGATAAGATACAAGACCAAAGAAGGCGTGCCACACAGCAGATGGGCTTGTAATGCCTGGGACGTGATAAAACATGCAAAATTGATGTATTAATATATTACTTTAAAACTATTGCGTTATGAGTTTGATTAAGAAATCCAATGAATTAGTAATTCCTTCCACCGTTAAGATGATGATTTACGGTCAGGCAGGTATGGGTAAGACAACAGTAGCATTGAGCGCACCGAAACCGCTGCTGCTCGACTTTGACAATGGTGTGAAACGTGTGAATATGGCACATCTGGACGGTATAGACATCGTACAGGTAAGTTCATGGCAGGATGTACAACAGGTATTGCAGGAAGACCTTTCGGCCTATCAGACAATAGTTGTGGACACCATCGGAAAGATGATGGATTTCATCATTTCTTACAAATGCGGTACACGACAGCCGCAAATCAAGGATTGGGGAGGTATCAACGCTGAGTTCTCATGGATGACACGAACCCTTTCATCACTTAACAAGAACGTAGTGTTTGTAGCCCACCGTGACACTCGGAAAGAAGGTGACGACACTGTGTTCATACCTGCTTTAAGAGAAAAATCGTACAACTCTATTGTTACAGAACTTGATTTGCTGGGTTATCTGGAAATGCGCAATGAGAACGGTATGCAGAAGCGTACAATCACATTTGACCCCACATCAAGAAATGACGGGAAAAACACCTGCAATTTGCCGGGACTAATGCAGGTGCCTACAATTCTTGACAAGAATGGAAATCCCACAGCCAAGAATGACTTTATCACTGCAAAGGTAATCATGCCCTACCTGAGCATGTTGCAGGTAAAGAAAGAAGAAGCTGCAAAGTATGATAAGGTCATAGCTGAAATCAAAGAGAACATCGAACTTATTACTGATGCCAGTTCTGCAAATGAGTTTGCGTCAAGAATTAATGAGTTTGAGCATGTAGGCAGTTCCTTGAATATGGCCAGAAATCTGTTTTCAGCAAAAGTAAAAGCTCTCGGGCTGGTATTCGATAAAGAGACAAAGACTTATGCAGACAAAGCAGCCTAAATTCAAGTTCTATGCTACACTTTTGGATGCCTTTACAAGCTATCTGAAAAGTGACGCCATCTGGGAAAGGTATTGGGGATTCAGTGAGAATCCCCCACATACTCCCGAAGAGTTCAGACAGCAGCAGTTTCAGAGCCTGATTGACACTATAAACCGTGTCCCGTTCGATAGTGAAGCAGCCGACAAGGGAACGGCTTTCAATGAGGTGGTCGACTGTATGATTGAAAATCGGAAATCAGACAAGGTACAGGTGGAAAGACTATTGTCAGACATGCAGGATGGCAGACAGACATTGGTCGGACTGAGAGCCACCTATAAATGCCGTCAGTTCGATTTCCCTATCTCAATCTGCCGTGAGTTTGCAGACTATTACAAAGGGGCCTTGACCCAGCAACGGGTTGAAGCTGTTTTGCCAACATGCTTCGGAGGAGTTCTTCTATATGGTTATATAGATGAACTGATGCCGATGTCAGTACATGACATCAAGACTACCGGGAGTTATTATGTAGGTAAATTCAAAGACCACTGGCAGCACATGGTTTATCCATACTGTCTGATGCAGAACGGAAGTGATGTAAGGTCATTTGAGTATAATGTTACGGACTTCAAATCAACCTATACTGAAAGCTACACTTTCGTACCGGCACGGGATATACCTATCCTTATAAATCATTGTGAGGACTTTATCCGGTTCTTGAATGACAACAGAGATTTGATAACCGATAAGAAAATTTTTGCAGAAGACTAGATAAATGGATGAAATTGAATACAATGGAAGGATTTATGAGTTTAGAGGTGAACAGAATGGACTTCTGACCTATCTTACTAGAGATTGTGCCTACGCATTGATAACAAATGAACGGCGAAAAATTCTGATGGATATTAGAGTTAATTCGTCAAATCTTCTATCTATATATTATGCCTAATCAAATAACCGGACGGCTGGTCTATATTGGCCAGCCCCAAGAAATCCCATCCAAAAGCGGTGGCAACCCGTTTGTGAAACGTGAATTTATTCTTGATGCCACAACCTATGACCCCTATACAGGTGAACGGAGCCAGTACGAGAACGTCCTGCCACTTGAAGTAAGTGGTGACAAATGTGCCGAACTTGACCAGTTCAGAACCGGTGACGTAATAACGGTTTCTTTTTCCCTCCAAGGTCGGGAATGGACAAATCAGGACGGACAACTAAAACGTATGGTGTCCATCCGCTGCTATAAACTGGAAGGCCGTCAGCCAATGCACCAGCCAGCATCCGTGCCAGCACAGCAACCGGCACCGTCACAAACGCCACCCATGGTACAGGCGTTTCCACCTGATGTAGATGCGAATGGAAATCCCAAAGATGACTTACCGTTCTAGCCTATGAGCATATTCAATCTGAAGAATGAATACGATATACCCAAGTTCAAGGCTTATGTAAACAAACTGTTCCAGGAGCATGCAGTTGTGGAAGTGAGAAAGAAGCTCCCTAACCGCACGCTATCCCAGAACAGCTATTTGCATCTGCTTTTAGGGTATTTCGGCAGTGAGTACGGTTGCAGCCTTGACGAAGCAAAGATAGACTTCTATAAAAGGACTTGCAACCGTGATTTGTTTGAGAGAAAGACGGTCAACAAGAAAGGCAAGGAAGTAACCTATCTGCGAAGTTCTGCAGAACTGACAACAGGTGAAATGACTTTGAGCATTGACCGTTTTCGTAACTGGAGCGCATCTGTTGCCGGCATCTATCTGCCTTCGGCAAACGAACAACAGATGCTAATTTTTGCACAACAAGAAATCGAACGTAATAAAGAGTTTATCTAAAATTTTGAGATTATGAAAAAAAGAAAATTTCCCCAAGATGTAGCAAGATTCTTTAATCCAGAGAAGTCAATTAATCCTAATTCAAGCGGCATTCATCAAAGAGAGAAGGCCTTACAAAGAAGTTTCATCCCTGTTTATAATGGTATGGGTACCGCTAAAAAGATTTATAATAGGTTCGGTGTAAAAAGTTATAGATAATTATGGACAAATTTTTAGGACAAGACATCCCTGAACAGGAACGATGGCAGTTCCTTCAGGACAACGCCGATGCGGTAGAGAAAATCGGATATACTCACCGATTCACCCCCGAAGAACTGGCTCAGAAGAAAGAGACTTTGGCCGAGGTATCAATCACCATCAACGATGTTGAGTTGGAGAAGAAAGAGGTTATGGAAAGCTTCAAAGAACGATTGAAGCCTTTGAATGAAGAAAAGCAGGAACTTCTGGACCATATCAAAAGAGGTTCAGAGTTCGTAGCCAACGAGGAATGTGCCAAATTTCTCTACCACAAGGAGAAAATGGCTGGATTCTACAACAAGTTAGGTGAGCTGGTTTACAGCCGCCCGATCATGCCACAAGAAATGCAGAAGACAATTTTCAGTATTAACAGTAAAACAGGAACAGATGAGTGAGAACAAAATCAACCTGGTAGTACCGAAAGATTATAACGGTACGCCAATCGAAGTTGTATTACGTGAAGGTGAAGCACCCGTAGCACTTGACCCGAAAGAACCGGAGAGAGTAGTTATCAATGGAACGATAGAAGCACCCTTCAGATGGCTGGAAAAGCGTGTCGAACTGATTAATCAGAAATCGGCCAATATCATTGTGAACCGTGATAAGATGTGTCTGGCTTTGACTATTGATGAAACCAATTATTACCAGACAGTAATTAGTGGAGTTTTACAGGCTTCAAAGGAAATGCAGGAGTTCGGTATCAATGCGGAAAGGAAATGGGAACCTATTAAGTTATCCCAGTTCTTCAAGATGCACCGTGCTTTCTTCAAAGACAAATCACAGAACATGATGCTGGTTTCTACTTTGAAGAATTTCAAGGCGAAAGTAAACCAGGATATAGAACGTAGTAAAGAGGAAAACGGAAACAAGACGGATAACTATTCTCAAGTGGTTGATTCCAATCTGCCAAAATCGTTCAAACTGAATATCCCTCTTTTCAAAGGTTTTGCCTGTGAAGAAATCGAAGTTGAAATCTACGCCGATGTGGATGGGCGGGAAGTTTCCCTTTCTTTGGTTTCTGCCGGTGCGAATGAGGCCATTGAAGAATACAAGAATAAGGTGATTGACGAACAGGTTGAAGCAATCAAAGGTGTTGCACCTGACATCGTAATCATTGAGGTGTAACAATGAGAAAGCAAATTTATTTAATTCTGTTTCTGGTAGTCGGAGTATCTATCGGAAACAGAATATTCAATCACCTCAACGCTTGGCTGGGCGTGGTAATAATATCAGCCACAGTGATTTATTTCGTTTATAAACTAATTAAAAATTTGAAGAATGAAAAGATTGATTAATCTAATGTTGGTCTGTATGACCTTAGTGGTATTTGCTTCATGCGAAAGAGTAGCCCCTAATTATGCCGGTGTTCTAATGGAGAACTATGGGAAGCAAGGAAAAGAGGATTTTAAGGTAGTGTCCGGTAAAGTTTCCACTTGGGAATGGGGCACTGAATTGTTTCAAGTTCCATTGTTTGACCAAAGAGGGGAATTTGCTGAACCTGTCACATTGAAGGCTGCTGATAACACTGAATTTAACGCACGTCCTACTTATTCTTATAAAGTTATCAAGAATAGAGCTATAGATGTTGTATTCGATAACAAACATATAGATAAAGCTGATACAGAATCAGGAAAAGACGGGTTTATGCAAAGCCTTGAAGATAATATACTTGAACCTCGTATTTATGATTTAATCAAAGAAGAAAGCCGTAAGCACAAGACAGACAGTTTAATGGCTGACGGTGGTTCTCTTCTTTTTGAAAAGCGGTTGGAGCAGATTGTGGATAAAGAATTTGAGAAAAGAGGGCTTCAATTGCTGACTTTTTCTGCACAGCTTGAATTTTCAAAGGCTGTGCGTGAGAAGATTGATAGTCGTAATGAGGTGAATACCAATATATCTGTATTAGACCAGCAGATTGCAGAGCAGAAGAAACGCAACGAATTGGAGCAATTAAAAACAGAACAGGCTATCATTCAATCACGTGGGTTGACTAAAGAAATACTCTATAAGCAATTCATAGATAAATGGGATGGCCGTACACCACTTTATGGAATTGCCCCTGAGTTTTTAAAAATAACGAAATAGCATGAATAAACGCCCGGAAAGACGGGCATACGGGCGCAAGCACAGGACGTGCTTTAGAGTGGAGTAATTGCGCAATATCTCCATGAACTTGCTTCATTAAATTAGCTAATATATGTGGCAAGTAAAACCGTGATGGTTGGGTGGGTTCGATTCCCACTGCGTCCACAAATAATCTCAAAAATAAAGAATATGGAAACAAAAAAAGTAACTCAAGTCGTTTACATCGCTAATGATGGAAAAGAGTTTCTTACAGAAGAAGAATGCAAGAAGCATGAAGCGTTTGTGAAAGAGGTTTTGTGTAATATTTCCTATTTCTGTATCCGTTGCAGACCTGATTTAACTGAAACTGGATACTATATGCATAGAATATATGCAGCAGTCCTTTCTAAAAATGGATTGTTCAGTAAGGAAATCGCATTTCAATGGGCTTTGAAGAAGTTTGGTACTTACTTAGGGGAAAGCGTAATGGGATATGGTTTCCAACCCAATTTTAATGTAAGTGAAGTTTCTAAAGAAGAATATGAAGAATGTCCTGCTACTGTATGGGGAGGCACTCCATTAAAAAGTGAAAAGATATTTTTAAGTCCTCAACAAGTAGATGGATTTCCAAAGAATATTGATTACATAAAAGAATGGGGATTCAAATAATGCCGTATTACATCAAGAAACCAAAAAAGAAGAAAGAAAAGCCTTTGCCGTTATTTGACAAGGCAGGTATCAAGATTAAGAAGAAGCCGGATTTAGTGGCCAAACTCGACAAAGTTTTCAGCCGCTATATCCGGCTTCGTGATTGTATGCCGAACGGGTATTTCCGCTGTATCTCATGCGGCCAGATAAAGCCATACGAACAGGCAGATTGCGGACACTTCCATTCGCGCCGCCACATGGCCACACGCTTTGACGAGGATAACGCCCATGCCGAGTGCCGGGCGTGCAACCGATTCAGTGCCGACCATCTGATACAATATGAAAAGAACCTGAAAGCTAAAATCGGCCAGCTACGATTCGACAAGCTGGCATGGAGAGCAAGCCAGGCGAAGAAATGGACTGATTTTGAATTAATAGAACTCACCAAGTATTACAAGGCTTTGGGAGACAAACTGAGTAAGGAGAAAGGATTATGAGTTATGTTTTACGGGATTATCAGCAGAAGGCCAGTAATGCAGCGGTCAGCTTCTTTGCTAACAGAGCCAAGAAGAACAATGCCATCATGGTACTGCCTACCGGAGCCGGTAAGAGTCTTGTGATTGCCGACATCGCCAGCCGTCTTGAAGGGCACACGCTGGTATTCCAGCCAAGTAAGGAGATACTCGAACAGAACTATCTGAAGCTCTGTTCGTATGGTGTTCTGGATTGTTCCATCTACTCTGCCTCATTCGGACGAAAGGAGATTTCAAGAATAACTTTCGCCACTATCGGAAGCGTAGTCAACCATCCGGAACTTTTCCAGCATTTTCAGAATATCATTATCGACGAGTGCCATCTGGTTAATCCGAAAGACGGAATGTACAAGAGATTTCTTTCGATGCTGAAATGTAAAGTCCTTGGATTGACGGCTACGCCCTACCGTCTTTCATCAAGCAGGGATTTCGGCAGCATGTTGAAGTTCATCACACGCACACGCCCGTGCGTGTTCTCTGAGGTAATCTATCAGGTTCAAATCTCTACTCTATTGGATATGGGGTATCTTTCGAAGCTGAACTATTATCCGATGAATCCTTTGGGATGGAACGAACTTAACCTGAAGGTGAACACTACCGGAGCCGACTACACGGACAAGTCTGTAGTAAAAGAGTATGAGCGTATCGACTTCTACGGGTTTCTGGTAAGTATCGTCCAAAGGCTTATGAATCCCAAGAGCGGTGTAAAACGAAAAGGTATATTGGTTTTCACTCGTTTTCTGAAGGAAGCAGAACGCCTTACCTGGTCCATTCCCGGAACAGCAATCGTTTCAGGAGAAACACCGAAGAAGGAACGCGAACATATCCTTGAAGCGTTCAAGGCCGGAGAGATACCCGTTGTGGCCAACGTAGGTGTACTTACTACCGGATTTGACTATCCTGAACTAGATACGATTGTCATGGCCCGTCCGACAATGTCGCTGGCTCTTTGGTATCAGATAGTCGGTCGTGCCATCCGTCCGCATCCTAACAAGGAGGCTGGCTGGATCGTTGACCTTTGCGGGAATCTGAAACGATTTGGCGAAGTCAAGGATTTACGCCTGGTGGATAGCGGAAACGGCAAATGGGCCGTGTACTCCAATAGCAGACAGTTGACTAACGTAAGATTCTAAGATTATGGAAGGATATATCAAACTAAGCCGCAAGTTCTTCTCGAATGATATGTGGAATGAAGCCCGGACTTTTAGCAGTTGCGAAGCGTGGCTTGACTTGATTCAGTCAGCACGATTTGAGGCAACGCCCCGTATGGAGAGTATCGGAGGTCGAGAAGTCTCTTATACAAGAGGACAATATCCTGCATCCATAAGATTCTTATCAAAGCGTTGGAAATGGTCTGAGAGGAAAGTACGGACGTTTCTTGCCTTTCTGAGAAGAGAGAACATGATAACTCTTTCCAAAGAACAAGGAATGAATGTAATAACCTTGGTAAAGTACAATGAGTATAATGGCTCAGAGTCTGACACAGTAAGTGACACAAGCAATGACACAATGAGTGACACAAATATCATTCAGGAAATCAATAATTTACGGATGCAAGTGACACAGCTAATGACACAAGTGGCGACACAGCAGGTGACACACCCTGCCAAAGAGCCGGAAAAGCGACACACGGGTGACACAAAGCAAATAAAGGAGAAGAATATTATTAAAGAAACTACTACTAACGTAGTAGCAAAGAAAGACGCGGCTAAAGCCGCTACTCTCTCCCGGAAAGAATCCTTCTACCAGTCGTTAGTCCCTTATGTCGGCCAGTACCCGAAAGAAATGATTCGGGCTTTCTTCGATTACTGGAGCGAACTTAACAAGTCAGAAACCAAGATGCGCTATGAACTGGAAAAGACCTGGGAGCTTCCAAGACGGCTGGCGACCTGGGCCAGTCGTGAGAAAGTGCCTTTAAAAACAGATGTGGGCGTAGTTCTGAAGGATAATTCACCGGAAAAATACAAGAAAGGCTGGTAAACATGGAACAGATAAATTTTCAACAGACAATCGAACGGCTTAAAGATACGGGCTTCTCCCCTATTCCTAACGTCGTACAGGTAACCGTTCCGGATGCCAAAAGAGTTCTCTGGGCCGGTATCAGGTACTTCACTGGAGAAAGTGCCAGATGGCTTCCTGAGTACGAAGAAGTGGCAGGCTGGCTGGCCGGCAATGAAGGTCGCGGACTTCTGTGTTTCGGCAACTGCGGACGCGGAAAGACCCTTATCTGCGGAAAGATTCTCCCTTTGGTTCTTAACCATTACTGCCGCAAGGTGGTAAGCTGCTACGATGCACAGCAGATGAATGCAGATTTAGACGCTGTGAAGCAAAAACACATCATCTACGTTGACGATATAGGAACAGAGAATCTTAGCGTCAAATACGGCGAAAAAAGGCTTGCATTCGCTGAGCTGGCAGACGAAGCCGAGAAGAAAGGAAAGCTTCTTATCCTGACCACCAACCTAACGATAGACGAGCTGAGAGAGAAATATGGGGAAAGAACCATTGACCGGCTGAGGGCGATAACGAAAACCGTCCTCTTCAGCGGTGAAAGCCTGAGAAAATGATATGAAAATCACAATCAACTGGGTAACTCGTGACTGGAACCTGATCAGGAGGTTACGTGAGAAATACCGTCTCCCACAATACATGAACGTGAACGGACTCACAGAAGCAGAGGTTGACGAAGAGACATTAAGCAATCTCCGCAAGGGTGAGCCAAAGTATTTAATCATCAGAAAAGTAGAGAAATGACAAGACAAGAATCAGAAAGAAAGCTCAATGAACTGAGAAAGAAGTATATCGCCTTGATTTCATCCATGAACTTTGCCAAAGCACAGAAAATCAAGAACAAGATTGACTCCCTTGAAAGAGAGCTGGAACCGCATTCCTTGGGAGAGCTTCTTCAGGATTATACACCGGAGTTCAAGGTAGAAATGCTTCGCAAGATGCACAAGCTGTTCATCTACTCCGATTTGCTTGAAGGTGCGGCACTGGAGTTCCAGTCTGAATTTGAATCAAACGGAATAGATGCTCAGGTAGTTTTTCAGGTAAAGCGCGTTCTGAAAGAACTGAGAAGCATAGTACGAATACCGGATGAAGAGAAAAACGCTTCATTGTCTGACAACTTTGCCGGGATGTGTGATGAAGCTGGACTTGTAGTGAGTAACATAATCAACAAATATCTTGCAAAATGATAACGGAAAATGACCCAATGCTTCCACGTAAAGTGGATTTGGAGAAGAACCCTTCTGGAACCGAACTGAAAATCGCCCAGCATCGGGAACTGGAGAAACATGGAAAGTATGTAGCTATCCCAGGCGACAAAACACGGACGCGAATTTTCGTCCGCAACGGTGAGGATGCGGAGAAGAAGATAGCTGCTTACTTGGAGAGAATCAACAACCGACCTCAAAGATGGAACTGATATGATAAAGTTACTTTATATAGACCTTTTCTGCGGTGCCGGGGGAACCAGTACCGGAGTAGAAAACGCACGCTACGCAGATGAACAATGTGCGAAAGTTGTCGCTTGTGTGAACCATGACGCAAACGCCATCGCCAGTCATGCTGCCAATCACCCGGATGCGCTCCACTTCACGGAGGACATCAGAACTTTGGAACTGTCTCCTTTGGTGGCCCATGTAGAACGAATGAAGAAGATTTATCCGGATGCGTATGTAGTTCTATGGGCTTCGCTGGAATGTACCAATTTCAGCAAGGCAAAAGGAGGACAGCCACGGGACGCTGATAGTCGTACTCTTGCTGAACACCTTTTCCGTTATATAGAATCAATTGATCCAGACTACATACAGATAGAGAACGTTGAGGAGTTCATGTCATGGGGCGATATGGATGAACATGGGCACCCTATCAGCAAGGACAAAGGACGATGCTATGAGAAGTGGAAACGCAACGTCAGGAAATATGGTTACGATTTTGACTGGCGCATTCTTAACGCTGCCGATTATGGGGCATACACCACTCGCAAGCGGTTCTTCGGTATCTTCGCCAAGCGTGGACTTCCGATTGTGTTCCCTGAACCTACTCACTGTAAAGATGGGAAGTCGGATATGTTCGGACGATTGGAAAAATGGAAGCCGGTCAAGGAAGTGCTGGACTTCTCAGACGAAGGAGATAGTATATTCTGCAGGAAGAAGCCGCTGGCCGAAAAAACTCTTGAACGCATCTATGCCGGACTGATTAAGTTCGTGGCTGGAGGTAAGGAGGCTTTTATTGTAAAGTATAACTCTATGAGTCGGACGGGGAAATACCAGGCACCAAGCGTTGACGAACCATGCCCGGTTGTGGCAACACAAGGACGGCTTGCATTGGCAAAGGTAAACTTCCTCTCCAAGCAATTCAGCGGCCATCCAGATAGCAAGAACATATCTGTGGAAGGCCCTGCCGGAACTATCACCTGTAAAGACCACCACGCTTTCGTCTCAGCCTATTACGGGAATGGTCATAACCATTCTGTAGAACTTCCAGCACCTACGGTAACAACAAAAGATAGGTTGGCATTGGTAAATTCTGTTTTCATAGACAACCAGTACGGTACCGGGAAACCGACATCCATTGAACAACCGGTTGGTACAGTAACCACGGTTCCTAAGTTCAATGTGGTAAGCTGCAAACCGTGGATAATGAACACAGCTTTCTCAAATGTAGGAAGCAGCATAGAACAGCCGTCACAAACAATCACGGCCAACCGTAAATGGCATTACCTTATGAATCCGCAGTTTGCCAGTGCCGGAGGTTCTGTGAACAACCCTTGTTTTACATTGATAGCACGGATGGACAAAATGCCTCCCTATTTGGTGGAAGTTGAAGGAGGTGTTGGTATACAGGTCACACCAGTGGACAGTCCGATGACTGCCAAGATTAAGGAGTTTATGGCCTTATATGGTATCATCGACATTAAGATGCGTATGCTTCGGATAGCAGAACTGAAAAAGATAATGGGATTCCCAGAAGACTATGTACTGATTGGCCCCCAGTCAGACCAAAAAAAGTTTATCGGTAATGCCGTGGAGGTGAACATGGCTCGTGTTCTTTGTGAAGCTATCTGTAAGGAGATTATAAGAAAAAGAAAGGTTGCGTGATATGAGTGAACTGAAAGTGTATTATGGGTGGGCTAGAATAGGAAATGTCCGTAAGCAGCGTGCAATATCTGTCATTTTCGAGAATGAATGGAATGGTTGCAGAAGCGAACGCGGACAAAGGATTTTGAGAGCAGCTCAGGAAACAGTAATAGAGCGATACCAGGATGCGGAAGAAGAGAAAGCTGCAAAGGATTGCAACCGGATATTTACAGAGTATAGCCTGTTCCTTGACGAAAAACCAATAAACGGAAGCCTAAACAAGATACTCCAAATGAATAGTGACGCCGATAAGAAACATGTATCTAAAGAAATGCGTGATAAGATTGCTGAAGCCTTACGGAAAGCCTTTATGCAGTCGAATCGCAGATATAGAGAACCAGGTTGGCAACAACTTGAATTGAGCTTTGAATGATATGGGAAAGCAAGAAAGTATGGATGACTGGTTCCAGATGGCTAAGGATTATGCCAAAGCTGAAAAGGAACTGAAGATTGAGCAATGGGTTGAAGTAACTATTTACTACGGATATGCAGAAAAACAAGTAAGCTTATATCACTACAATCTTCCCCGTGAGATGTATTTCCGGTACCAATGGGTAATCAGATGGAGGATGGCGAAATTACAGTGCCAATACCCCAAACAGATTGTATCTACAAGCCTGTACTTCTACGACAAGCGTTCTGGAGAATCTATGGAGGTTAGCGGTTGCCTTAGTAAACTTATATCAGCAAAAGCCCAGATAACAAAAGCAGAACGCAGGATGAATGAATACATAGAACACAACCGTCAGAACAACATGTTCTTTGACGAGAATACGGACGAGGAACTGGTTAAGTTCCGCGAGAAACTGGATCGCAAGAAAACCGAGTGTGCAGAGTGTGAAAAGAGACTTGAACAATTTGTAGAAAAAAGGAGGAAAGAAAATGGCTAACATTGTCAAATTGACCGGATGCAAGGAGGTTTCGCATGATATATATGCTTACTTCACTTGTGATGCTGAAAAAGCATTGAAGGCTTTGGAACTTGAGATACCGTGTACTGGGGCAAATAGCACTGGGGCATACAACATCTACTTTAATGATGAGGGAGAAATTATCTGTGAATATATGACGTTCTGTGTTACACGTGAGTTTAAGAAAGTTTCATCCATACAGGATGCTGTTGAATGGATGGATAGGAAAATGAATGGAAATGAGTAAAACGAAATTGTATTACCTGTTTCTGGCAGTCATGTGGTGGCTGCTGGGATAGGTGGAAAGGAGAAATGAATATGACAAGAAAGGAAGAAATGCTTAGGGAAGCCGTTCACGATCATTATCAGTGTAACGGAAAGTATGCTTGTGAAGAACGTGCTTATTGTAGATTTTGCGATGGAGATAACATAGCACATGACTGTGATGAAGATTGCTGTGCAGATGAGTTTAGCGAGGGATTTTTAGCTGGTTGGAATGCCTGCTTAAAATACCTTGGGAATATACCTTGGAATGAAGCCATGGATGAGATTGCAAACCATATTGAAACCAATCGTTCGGAGAAATTGAATGATTACCAAAATGAATAGTTATGGAAGAAAATAGTGTAATAATTGAGCTTGATACCGTTCTTGAATACAGGGACGGTCAAGTGTACATAAAGAAGATGGTTACAAGTGAGATGCCTGTTACACTGACATTTGCTATCATCGAAGCATTGAATAAAACGATTGTTGAGTATTACAGAAAGTGATAATTATGAAGAAGGTTGAGACAAAAATTTCTACTACAGTTGAAGTGACTGTAGGTGGAGAATCTGTAAACGAAGTATTAAACAATATATCTTCAATATGTCATAAATCTATCGAATATTCCTCTTCAAAAGATGAGGGATGTAATACACTCTATGAGGATGGGGAAATCGAAGACTATAAGGTCGACATGGAGGATAGGGTTGCTACACTTGAATCTGCTCTTTATCAAATACTTGATTTATTGGAGGACTGAATATGAACAGAAAAATAAAATTCAGAGGTAAATCGAAAAAGACTAGAAAATGGCTTTATGGTTATTTAGGTGAATCTAAATTCAGCATTCTTGATTATGTCTATACAGACAAAGTTATTTTTGATAATGTTCTGTCATTTAATACTGATAATAGTGCCTATGTAGTCAAAGATTTGTCCGTAGAAGAAGATACCATCTGTCAATTTACCGGATTGTATGATAAAAATGGAACAGATATTTATGAGGGTGATATAGTTCTTCAGCAAGGATACCATGGGAATAAACAGCCTATGGTTGTAAAGTTTGAGTGTGGAGCATTCATCGTAGGTTATCACAAAGGAAGTTCGACCAAGACTACCCCTATGTTGCTCAATAGTAAGTGTGAGGTAATTGGAAACTTATTCGATAACCCAGAATTATTAGAGGATAAGAAATGAAAGCAATATCCATCAAACAGCCGTGGGCAAGCCTAATCGCTCACGGTATCAAAGACATCGAAAACAGGACTTGGAAGTGTCCTCAGAAGTACATCGGCCAAAGGGTGCTTATTCATGCAAGCAAAGGTAAAGGAGATGGTTGGGTATTAAATAAAGAGCAAGGGTTAAAACTACAAATGCATCCCTCCAATCTTAAAAGTACATTCTATGATGATTTACCTTTTGGTGCCATCATCGGAAGCGTGGTTATAGCCGACTGCGTACAGAACCATCCGTCAGTCTGGGCAGAGAAAGGTGTCTGGAACTGGGTATTGAAGGATGCGGTACTGTTTGATAAGCCGATTATGAATGTGAAAGGGAAACTTAGTTTTTGGGAATATAATATAGAAGAAACAAAATGAATCTAAATAAATTGAGAGATAAAGCCTACCAGTGCGCCGTAGCCCACGGATGGCATGACGAGAACCAGAGTGACGAACATTTCCTTTGCCTGGTCATATCCGAACTGATGGAAGCGGTGGAAGCTGACAGGAAAGGAATGCACGCTAAACGGGATAATTTTGAATATTACATGAAACAAAGGAAACGTGATGATGGGGAATTCATGTACGCTTTCAAGCATGATATTAAAGACAGCGTGGAGGACGAACTTTCCGACGCCTGTATTCGTCTGTTGGATTTGGCCGGGTTGAGAGGATATGATTTGGATAGCTTCGACTACGAAGGAAGCGATACAGAAGACTATTCTGATATGACCTTCACGGAGTCCATGTTTAGAATCTGCGTCTATGTCACCGACAACTTCTACCGGGATGAACTATATATCCTCCTAAATGAGATATTCGCTTTCTGTCGGGACAGAAATATCGACATCTTCTGGCACATCAAGCAGAAGATGAAATATAATGAACTTCGTCCGTATAAGCACGGAGATAAAAGCTACTGACCATGAAACACATTTTCTACGCCTTAATCATTCTGCAAGCCCTGTATGAGCTTGCGAAACTGTTTAGATGTAAATCCTTGTATCAGCATGTAAAAGTCTTTCAGAAGCTGGATAAGACATCAAAAAGATGGTATCTGATGGCGCATCCGTGGCTTCATATTGCATTGTTCATGGATACTATCGGACTTATATTGCTGGGGATGGGATTGTTTTCAAGCCAATGGATATGTTTCCTTGTTGTCCTGGCCATGAGTTTCAGTCAGATCCAAAAGTTGGGAGCATGGGCGGTGTTCCTGGACAGTCTGGTTACGGTTATTGTGTACGCTTTCGCCATCCTGAACGCATATCACTTGGCATAAAAATAGGGAGCCAGCCCACACGATTAGAAGCCAACTCCCCCACACGATTATGATGCAAATATAAGAATTTCCAACTAAATAAATCGTGCTATGACAAAAGAATTTTCATCAATCGTGGAGCTGAAATCAATACGTGAACAGAAATCAAGATTATCAGAACGTGAGCAGGAGTTATCCTCCCCCATCCTGACTGATTTTACTCTCATCTCGGAGATTTATGAGTGGTTCAGAGAGATACTTTCCGGGGCAGATTGTCCGCCCAATCTGGAAAGTGTTACCCAGCGAAAGAAGTTCCTCTTCATTGTGTTGTTCTTGTTCGCCCCTAGTGTGCTTGCCGGCGGACGGCTGCCGAACGGTATCCGAGCAGAAATTTCCGGCGTGTTCCCGGATGTTTCTCCGTGTGTAATATCAAACAATATCGCTGATGTTTCCTTTATCTACCAGCAGTATAAGGATTTCCGGCAGGATATTGAGTATCTTTACAATCAGATATTGGAAAGGTTGAAGGTCAAAGGACTAATCAAGTAACAGAATGTTTCTAATGGGGATAAAGTCTCTATGCTTAAATTTTTTTGTCTAACAAATTTAAATTTTAAAGCCGAGTCAGAAGAAGAACAAAATCAGGTTGGGAAATAGTTCGACAAGCCGACAGATTAGCTCAACAGCGTTATGGAAGTAACTCTGACAATCCTAATAATCTTGTAAATAGGATTGCAGGCAGGTATCTTGGGAACTTTAATAGAAGTGGAACCAGTTGGAATACACAAGTTTCAAAACGTACTTACATGGGACTTAATGATGGATAATTAGTAAATGAACTAATCTAGTAAAAAAGAGGCTGTCTCAAAATAGAGAAATTGGACAGACATACTTATAATTTATAAGTTATAGTATTAAAATCTCCTGCTTTTAGCCATATCATTAGAGTAAACTAAGGCTGAAACAGGAGATTTTTTATTTCTAAGTTTCAATCTGTAATATTTTTACTTTTGCAATTCTATTTTGAGACAGCCTCTTTTAGCAGAACAAAAATGACTAATCTAGCTCATAGTCTTCCATCATTACTTGTTCATCATTAGTCAAGAGGCCTTTTAGGATATGAATATCATCCAATTTTAATGTTGGAATATATTTTGTAATATTTTTCTCTTTCAAAAACATATAAAACTTATTTGTAATATGCGTTGTCATAACATCATTCTTATCCTTTTTAATAATATTATTCAATATAGATATTGCGTTTTTAACCTCATCTTCATTGGGTATTAAATCAAATTTACGCCAATATTTAATGAGTTCAGAAATATAAGAATGCGTAGAGTATGCTTTAACTTGATAATCATCTTTATTGCGTATAAGTTCTAACATTCGCATTTTACCTTCCTCAAAAAATAATTGAGCTTCTTCCATATTTCCCGATGAATTTGCCATTCTTAGATAATTACGTGCAAGAGCGTTTTGAACAAGATATGAATTGGGGCTTAAGACTTCTGCTTGCTTAAAATGATTTAGAGCACGATAATAATCACCTATTTTTTGTTCTACAATACCAACTTGAATCCAATAATTCGCATCATCATTATAGCAGCTTTTGATTTTTCGAAACATTTCTTTAATTTTAAGATGTGTAATACCTAGTTTCGAATGTAATAGATTTACTTTCATTAATCGAGATTGAATATCATTCCAATAAGATACACAATTCGATATGTTAGGAGCAATTAGAATCAATAGTTCTTTTACTATTTTCGTTAAATGTGGCTTGTTTATTTTAGAAATAATCAAATTTGTAAGAATATTTGTTCTTAAACTGATGCCATTATTATTTTCAAACTTTATAAAATCATCTAACTTATCAAAAATAGATGGAAATAATTCTCTTTTCCATAAGCATAATATATCAATAGGTAAATATGGTAAATCTAAAACTTGGAAAATTGAAAGTGCTACTAATGTATCATTTAAATCACAATTAGAAAGATCAATCTTATTATAATTATTTATATATCTTTTTTTAAAGCTTATACCCTCTGTTAGGTTATATACTACACTCCCTAAATCATTGATTTTAAGAATATACTTAACACATTCTTCTGAGCTTTTACCTTTAAGTACCCCTAAATATCCTTTATCATCGAGCGTTTTAATTACAGATTGAGCTAATGCTAATTTATCACATTTTTTCAATTTTGAAATTGAAACATCATATTCTGCAAAATTAGTATGCGGAACAAGGCAATATCTTTTTTTAAGATGAAAAAATGGCCTATCAGCCACTAAAACAATTAATCGTTTTCCTTTAGGATATTCATTGAGTAGTTTTGATATTGTTGAATAATATGAACTTCCATGGTCGACTACTAGCACTATTCTGTTATTCGATGATTCAATTGAATTATTAATAAAACTTCTGTAATTAAATTCTCGCCCAATATATTCATATACGCTACAACCATCATTATGTAAATAATAAGCCAAACGCTTAATAAATACAGACTTTCCTGATAAAGTTTTACAAATTAAAGATATAACAATATTTTCATTATTAATGGATTCGAAATGTAGAATATTTTGAAAGATTTCCTCTATTTGTTTTGATTTGAAATCCCAGTCGAAAAGAATGTCCTCCCATTTAGGAGAGTATCCAAAATATAAATGAGAATCCATGTATGGAAGATTTTTATGAGATTCTATGAAATGGCTTACATTCCTATAATTTTCCGTAAAATGATTAGATAATGTTATACTATTATTTGTAGAGAATTTATTTGATTTGAGCCAATCTGCAAATTCTTCACAAGTCATTCTGATGATATGCCCACCATATTTTTGTATTTTAGACTCAAAAATAGGCGTTGGTTTTGGGTTAATAAAATATAGTTGCCCATTTCTAGAGTCACCACCATATTTTTGTAATTTTAAAAAGAAACTAATGTCTATTTCATTCATTTCTGTGCCGATAAACACAAAGTCTTCTGTTTGTAAATCTGTTGATAAGCTTTGAAATCGATAATCTCCTCCAGATGCCATTAAATCGATATACGAAGACGTAGAAAATATAAAGCCTAGATTAGGATTGTTAACACAGCCATGTAGCTTAATGTATTCTATTTTACGATCAACATTGTATGAAGTTACACGTCTTCTTTGATTTTGAATTACAAATTTTCCTAGTTTAGACGAACGTTCCATAAGGTCATCAATATTGAGCGTATATATTTTTTTCCAATTATAATCTGCAATAATCGAATGATAGGTTTTTGGGGTACATTCTGAAAATAATTCTTTTAAAAAATCAGCAGCTTTTTCAGGCGTAAAAAAATTCTCACAATATTCATATACATCTGATAAAGATTGATTATTCAACTCTATATATTCTGGACTTTCTTTTTTGTAACCAATAAGCTTTGTCAGTAATATATCTTTTAGGCCACTTCCTAAGGGTAGTGGATCATTATTCCCATTTATTGCTCCATAAGAAAAACCTGCGCCGGTGAATAAGATTGGGCGCACAATATCCATTCGCTGTGACAGCATTCGTAATTCGCTGTCATCCATACTCTGTCCCATATGAAATATTATTTACAAATTAAGTATTATACATTCGGATTCAATTTTATCTCTTTCCCGCAATGAGGGCAATGTATAATCCCCTCTTTTGGTTTATCAAAGAGTTCTGTTACAGGCACACCCAAAGCGGTGGCTATTTCTTCAAGTCGGCTTATATTAGGGTTCCCATTAAGAGATTTGGATAGGCCGACTTCTGTAATTCCTATCATGCCTGCAAGGTCTTTAAGCATTATACCCTTCTCTCTACAAATTTCTTTTATTCTAAAATTCATAATTAAACGATTTGTTTATGCAGCAAATATAGTCAAAAATTACAAATAGTATAATAAAGTCAGTGAAATAATACTGAGAGTTTAAATATTAGCATTTGTTAACTGCGTTATTATTGATAATAATTATACTTACTGTATATTTGCAGTGTAATAATTAAACAGATAGTATAATCTTAATACGCACGATTATGAAGACATTAAAAGAACAAGTAGAAGAGATTAAGAGCATGAAGGGTTCTAAATCAGCAAAGAAAGCAGCTTTCGTCAAGTTGGGTTTGAGAAAGTATGAAGTTGAGTTGCTTATGTCTGAATTGCCTAAGACAATCAGAGAAACACACAAGTTCACTTTTGGGGTTGAGATTGAATGCCTGGTAGCTGCAAGCCTTATGAGAGAAAGTGCAACAAGAAACGAAATGCCTTTTCAATATGAGGGTTATAATCACGTTGACAATAATCATTATTATAAGTTTGTTTCTGATTCTTCTATCAGAGGTGAAAATCCTATCGAATGTGTTTCACCTGTTCTTACTGGTAAAGAGGGTATGAAAAGCCTAGAAAAATGCTGCAAAGCTTTAAATGAAGCAAATGCACAAGTGAATATCTCTACAGGCTTACATGTGCATATCGGGGCTGCAACTCTGTCCGGCGAAGCCTATGTAAATGTGTTCAAGAACTATCAGAAACTAGAGAAGGGGATTGATACTTTTATGGCTCGTTCAAGACGTGCAAACAACAGCCAGTGGTGCAAGACTCTTCAAGGTATAAGCTTTGAATGTTGCAGAACGAGATATGATGTTCTAAATGTAATGAGAGGCAAAAGATATTTTAAGGTGAACGCCTGTTCTTATGCCCGTCACAAGACTATAGAGTTCAGACAGCATCAGGGTTCTACAGACTTCGAAAAGATTTCTAACTGGGTAAATTACTGTGCAAAGCTGGTTGCATGGTCAAAGAAGAACGTGCTGAGTTCAGAGATTAATTCAATTGACGAGATACCTTTCTTGACAAAGAAAGAAAAGTCATTCTTTAAATCACGTGCTGAGGTTCTTGCATGAGCCTCTCACGATTAAAATCAGAGAATATGTGCTGTATTATCTATAAGCCTAAAGGTGTTCAGATGCCAACGCTGGACACCTTAAATAAGATTCAGAGAATCAATCATCATGGTTACGGATTTGTTTCTTTAAAGCATAGATACAAGACAATGGATTATCAGAAGTTTTTGGTTCATCTTTCAAAGGTGGGTATTGAAGAAGAATGTATCATTCACATGAGGTGGGCAACGCATGGTTCTAAGTGTAGAAAGAACTGTCACCCGTTTGTCGAGAATGGCGTTTATTTTGCTCATAATGGCGTTTTGCCTATAAAATCAGTAAATGATATGACTGATAGTGAAATTTTCTTTAGAAGTCAAGTTTACCCACTTGTAACACAATATGGATATGATTCTAAGGTAACAGAGTCTATGATGATGGCTGTAGTGGGCAATTCTAAGTTTGCAATGATGTACAGAGGTAAAGTAAAGCTATATGGTGATTATACAAAATTAAACGGTGTGTATTATTCTAACTTAAGATGGTTATGAAAAATATTTTTACTATTGCTTATTCTGAAGAAGAAGCAAATGAAATAGGACACTTTATAATGCGAAAAGGTTATGAAGGTGTGCAGAATGACAGCTATAGATATTGTGATATAATGATTGATGCTTGTCTAAGAGAAAATAGAGAACACTACAAAGACCATATCTATGTAGGTGTAAATGGCTACCAAATGGTTGTGGCAAAGACAAAGAGAGGACTAAGACGCAACGGCCTGAAATACATTGAGAAGAAACGAAAATTCTATGAACTATTAAGTAGATATTAGGTATATGAAAGAAAAAGAAATCCTACAAGAAATAATCAAGTGGCTGGGTAATAGTACCAGTTACCTTTCTACAAGAACAGACTATGCTAAAGGTTATAAAGATGGTATAGAACAAGCAAAAGTGATAGTTGAAAGTATCATCAACGAACATAACCCGGATTTATTAGCAAACAATTAGCATATTGTTTCGTATGTGTTGAATTGTTATTTATAATTGTCTTCATAATTAGGTATCTTTGTGATAAAGGTACTATCGCGGGGTGGAGCAGTGGTAGCTTGCTACTTTGACTTGGTAGAGGTCGCGTGTTCGATTCACGTCCCCGCAACTAACATTTAAACTTTACACGATTATGGAAATACTTACGCTTATCATCAAACAGAAGTTCTTTGACGAAATCTTGTCAGGCAAGAAAACACAAGAATTCAGAGAAATCAGGCCTACAACACAGAAGAAATACTGCCAGCTTGACGCTGATGGCTATTGTGTCGAGAAAGACGGTGTGTTACAGCCTAAGCATTACGATGCTATCCAGTTCTTTGTAGGCTACAATAAGGACAGGGCCAGTGCATTGGTAGAAGTCAAAGGTGCAAAGATAGAACTGTTTGAAGATGAGAATCACCATTTGATTGAATACACCTATCAAGGTGAGATTTATTTAGCCGCACAGGTTGTATATGACTTGGGTAAAGTAATTGAAAAGCATGTTTAACCCTCTAAAATTATTGTTGAGTCAGAACTAACAGAAGTACATTTTCAACAAGTAACTATCGTGGTGGTCGTACAGGATTGACAGATCCAAACACCGGTAGAACTTCTCAGGGTGGTAGATTTATCACTCGCAGACAGCAGTATTATAACGTCCGCACAGGACTTGGTATGAGTGGCGGATAATGACACTGCAAGAAAGAACATACAGCAATATTGACCTCGTCAGACAAAAGACTGACGGGGTTTTGCTGTTTTTGTCCTTGGGTAAAGACTCTTTGGTTTTATTGGACATGATTTACCCGAAGTTTAACCGGATTGTATGTGTATTCATGTACTTTGTCAAAGGTTTAGAACATATCGAAAGATGGATAGGTTGGGTAAAAGCAAAATATCCAAAGATAGAGTTCGTACAGGTACCACACTGGAATCTCACTTATATTCTTCGTGGTGGCCTATATTGCGTGCCTAATCCGAAAGTAAAACTCCTGAAACTGGCCGATGTGGTAAAGGCCATGCAGCTCAAATACGGACTTTACTATACGTTATTGGGCATGAAGAAAGCCGATGGCATGAACCGTCGCCTGATGCTGAGAGGCTATGAGGCGAACGGATACGAGAACAACGGTATGTGTTATCCTTTGGCCGACTGGACGCAGAAAGACATTCTATCTTACATGAAGCAGAACAGCCTTCCGGAACCTGTCAGATATTCACTGAAGGCCAGTTCGGGTGTAGGCTTTAATCTGGATTGTATGTTATGGCTGGAGAAGAATTACCCGCAAGATTTACAGAGAATTTACAATGTGTTCCCGATGGCTGAGAGAATCCTTTGGGAACATAAAAATAAACAAAATTAATAGGAGGAATGTAGAGTCAGAAGAAAAAGTTTAAATGATATTAATGCTCAAGCTGCAAGATTAAGAGCTCAGCTACAAGGAGCACAACGGTATGCAGATGGAAGTAATAGAGCTGCAAGAATTTCACAAGCAGCCGCACAAGCAAGAAGGGTTCGAGGAATGGGACTTCTTGGAGCAAGAGATTCATCAGGGAAATTGAGGGATAGAACGACTCGGATTGGTACAGGCCGATTCGCTAATGTAAACGGATGATATGGAACTGAGCAAATATATTAAGAGTGAATCGGTGGAACTTAACCGTTCCGCCATTCACTTTGCTGATTATAACCCCAGAAAACTTTCTGAGGAATCCCGTAAGACATTGAAGCGGGGTATTAAGAAATTCGGGCTGGTTGGAGGTATCGTAGTCAACAAGCAGACCGGACTGACCGTCGTCAGTGGCCACCAGCGTCTGAGCGTGATGGATGAACTGCAGAAGTTTCCTGAAAATGACTACAGAATTCGCGTTGATGTCATTGACGTGGACGAGAAGCAGGAAAAGGAATTGAACATCCTGATGAACAATCCTAACGCGCAAGGTTCATGGGACTATGACGCTTTGGCCCGGATGGTTCCGGATATAGATTACCAGGATGCCGGATTAACGGCCGCTGATTTGAATATGATAGGCTGTGATTTTCTTCTCCAGACAGAAGAAGAAAGCTCTATTGCCGATGCCCTAGAGGATATGATGGCACCAGTCACAGAACAGAAAGAAGCTGAGAAAGCCGCAAAGCAGATGGAAAGAGCTGAAAAGGTAGCTCACATGAAAGAAGTAAAGCAGCAGGTGAAGAATGCAGCCCAAAAGCAGGCCCAGGATATGGACGCTTATCTGATGCTTTCCTTTGACACATTCGAAGCTAAAGCAGCCTTCTGTGAAAGATTCGGTTACGACCCCTACTCCAAGTTTATCAAGGGTGAGGTATTCGATGAACAGATAGAAAGAATTGAATGACAACATGAAATTTTAGGAGGAAAGCCGAGTCAGAAGAAAAACATATAGTCAGTTGTATCAACAGTCAAGACGAATAATGTACAACGCCGGAAGGCAATACGGGCTTGGTACAGACAGACAAAAAAGTATAAGAGACAGAACGAAGTCTATAATGGAAAGATATGCGGCAAGGATAGACAGCTATTTCTCAAAGAGAGGGATTGATATTTATGGTGATAAGCCTGTTTCTCGCCGCATTTATATGGGTAACAATAACGGATGATTAATTATGAAAAGTGAATCTCAAAAAAGCAAACATACAGGACGAAAGCCCAAATTCGATTACAAGAGTGAGGAATTCCTCTCTCAGGTGGAGACGTATGCCAAAAAGGGATTCACGGACAGAGAAATCGCTTTTGCGTTAGGCTTGGCTCCCCAAACGTTTTGTGAGAAGAAGAATGAGCACTCTGAATTATGCGAAGTATTAGCGCGCGGGCGTGCGACCATCACTGCAGCTGTACGTGCCAAGTTCCTTGCTGTAGCTTTGGGCGGTATTAAGACCAAGAGTACTGTAGTAAGAAAGCTGAAAGACCAGGACGGAAACCTGACAGGCGAAGAAGAGCTTCAGGTAAGTGAAAGCGAGCTGGCTCCCAACCTTCAGGCAATGTCTGTCTGGCTATATCATCACGACGATGAATGGAGGAAGGTTGAACGCCGTCAGGACGAAGACGCAGATATTCCAAAGGATATTAACCACGGAATTTCTATCGACTCATGGATTAAAGACAAACTGAAATGATTGTACCCCAGACGATATATCATCCTTTGTACACTGATGGTGAGAAGTTTATTATTCTCATTACTGGTGGCCGTGGCTCGGGGAAGTCTTTCAACGCTTCTACCTTCATAGAGCGGCTGACGTTCGAGATGACTCCCACAGAGAAGATAGTCCACCAGATTCTATATACCCGTTACACGATGGTATCTGCCGGGATGTCTATTATTCCTGAAATGATGGAAAAGATAGATTTGGATGGAACCACGAAGTATTTCAAGACCACCAAAACCGATATAGTAAACCGGATGACCGGCAGCCGTATCATGTTCCGTGGTATCAAAACCTCTTCAGGGAACCAGACGGCCAAGTTGAAATCAATTCAGGGTATCACCACCTTTGTCTGTGATGAAGCAGAGGAATGGACCAGTGAGGACGAGTTTGACAAGATTATGCTCTCCATCCGTAAAAAGGGAATCCAGAACCGGATTATCATCATCATGAATCCATGCGATTCAAACCATTTCATCTACAAGAAATACATCGAGAATACTCATCGGCTGGTGGAGATTGACGGCGTCCAGGTACAGATTTCCACCCATCCGAATGTACTTCATATCCATACGACTTATTTCGACAATATCGAGAACCTTTCTCCTGAGTTCCTGAGAGAAGTCAAGGAAATGAAAGAGAAGAATCCGGAGAAGTACGCTCATGTGGTTATCGGCCGATGGGCAGACGTGGCCGAAGGTGCCGTGTTCAAGAAATGGGGTATTGTGGACGAGTTCCCCATGTGGTGCAAGAAAGTGGCTATTGGACAGGACTTTGGTTATACCAATGACCCATCGGCTTCTATCCGGTGTGGAATCATTGACAATGCGCTTTATCTGGATGAAGTGGATTATAGAACTGGATTACTTTCTGGGGATATTATAAAGACGCTACGCCCGTGGAATTTGAGAGTGATTGCCGACAGTGCGGACCCGCGACTCATCCAGGAGATTCATAACGGAGGGATTAAAATATACGCGGTAGAGAAAGGGCAAGGTTCTGTCAATGCCGGTATTGACAAGATGCAGGGAATGGAAATATTCATTACCAAGCGTTCTTATAACCTGCAAAAGGAGTTCAGAAATTATGTCTGGGCAAAAGATAAGGATGGAAACTACATCAACGAGCCAGAAGACCACGATAATCATGGCATAGATGCTGCACGCTACTATGTGCTGGGAGAACTTCTCGGTAGAATTATGAAACCCAAAGACGTTTCAGGAATATTTGGACATTAAACTTTGAGATATGACTATAGAAGAAATTTTAGCTATGCCGGAAGTAGAGAGAAAAATCTACTATCTGAAAAAAGGACGAAAGACCGAGCAACCAAACGCTCACGCTCTTTACAACGACTGGAATCCGAACAAGCACGAGATAGTGATAGATGAAGAGAAATACCCGAAAATCAAAATTACGACCCAGCCTGAGAAACGGATTACAGACCCTACAACCGGGAAAGAATATGTTGAGCCGGCGGTAAGGAAAGAAGTTGACCCGAACAGGATTGCTCTTCCTATCGAGCAGGACATCGTGAACATTCAGACTGCCTTCACCGTGGGAACAGAACCGGTCCTTGATTGCCAGCCGGACCAGTCGGAAGAAAGCCTTCTTTCCACATTGAAGCAGGTGTTCAAGAAAAACAAGTTGAAATACCAGAACAAGAAAGTAGTCCGGGCATGGCTGGCCGAGCAGGAAGTGGCCGAATACTGGTATGTGGTGAAGGATGACGGCTTCTGGGCAAAGCTTAAGCGAAAGATTTCAGGAATCTTCGGAAAGTCAAAGCCTGAGTACCGTCTGAAGAGTGCTATCTGGTCTCCGTTCCGTGGCGACAAGCTCTACCCTTTCTTCAATGACCAGGGGGATTTGGTGGCCCTATCCCGTGAATATAAGAAAAAAGACCTGAACGACGTGGAGATTACCTGTTTCATGACCATTACCAAAGACATGGTTTATCAGTGGGAACTGACAAGCAATTGGACTGACAAAGGCTCATTTGCTCATGGATTCAAGAAGATGCCGGTGATTTATATGTACCGTCCGGAAGCGTACTGTGAAAAGATAAAGAGTCTCCGTGTAAGACTGGAGAAACTTCTTTCAAACTATGCAGATTGTATCGACTACCACTTCTTCCCTATTCTCATGCTTTTTGGTAACGTGGAGAATTTCTCAGGTGAGTTCAAGAACCGTGTGGTCGAGCTGACCGGGCAGGGAGCAAATGCCCGGTACCTTACCTGGTCACAGGTACCCGATACGGTAAAATTTGAGGTAGAGACGCTGTTAAGCCAGATATACGGACTGACCAATACCCCCAGAATCTCTTTTGACTCCCTGAAAGGTACAGGTAACGCCGTTTCCGGTGTGACTTTCGACTATGTGTTTATGTCCACCCACCTGAATGTGGAGAACCTGAACGAAACTGTCGGCGAGTTCATGCAACGGCGTGTAAATTTTCTCGTTTCCGCTTTAGGCTCCGTGAACACGACTCTTGAAGCAGCTTCCGAGACTATTGACGTGGACGTGCAGATGCAGCCCTACAGACTGGAGGACATCAAGGACAAGATAGATACTGCTATCAAAGCTAAGGATGGAGAAATCTGGTCGCAGAACCGTGCTATCACTTTTGTTGGGAACGTGGATTCCGCCATAGATGAGATTGAAGCCATTAAGGAAGAGCAGGCTGAAAAGCAAAAGAACGACATTGAGAAGCAGAAACAGCTTTCCTCTCTCAGAAGTTCCAGTAGTAAATCTGAAAAATAGAACAATTAAGTCAGAAAAGTTACGGGGTTTATACAAAATAAACTGGCAAAAATCTAAGGAATAGATTAATTTTAATAGCGGTATCTTATGGTATCGCTATTTTTTTATTGATATATTTGTAGGTAATAAAATAATTACCTATATTTGTGAAGTAATAAAAAAATGAGTTATGCCTACAATATTTATTTTATTTGGTTTTAGATTTATGTTTTATGCAAATGACCATGAACCTATTCATGTTCATGTAATCAAAGGAAATGTAAGTGCAAAATTTACATTATTCCCTGTAGCATTGGTAAAGAATAATGGTTTGAAATCGTCTGAAATAAAACTTGTAGAATCTGTAATAGAAGAAAACCAAGAAATAATAGCAGAACATTGGAATAAATTTTTTAACAAAGCTAAATAATAAAGTTATGGGAAACATTGTAGTAGAAAAAGTTTGGCTGACTGATACAGCAGTGTGGATACGCACGACTGATGGCAAGGAGGCTTGCGAGCAATTAGCAGAGTTTCCAAGACTGAAATTTGCCACACCGGAACAACGGAACAATTTCACATTAAGTGATGATGGTATCCATTGGGAAGAGATAGATGAGGATTTGAGTTTTGAAGGATTCTTTATGGAAAAACCTTCCAATCCCTTATATGATGTATTTATAGCACATCCAGAGTTAAATGCTTCCGCTATTGCCCGCAGATTGGGTATATCACAGAGTTTATTTGCTCAGTATATCAGTGGAACAAAAAAGCCTTCTAAGGAACGACTGGAAGATATTTTTGAAACAATACGTTCTGTTGGACGTGAATTGTGCTCTATTTCGGTAGCATAAAAGTAAAATAATAACCTTTCCAGCGTGATTACTTCGGTAGTCACGCTTTCTTTTTGCCTAAAAACGAACATTCTCTTAATTGTTTCGTATCGTTATCCTTAAAATTTCTCCTTCCCTTTCTCTATCAGTAAATTTACCGTATGAAATTATTAATCAAACTCATACGGTATGACAATATTTGAACAAATCTTGGCAGGACTACAACAGAAATTTGCTGGGGTGGACACTGCCACACTTACCCGTATTGCCACAAAGAAGGCAGAGGGTGTAACGGACGAGACGCAGATAAACTCCATTGTTGAGGGTATCTCATTTCAGGACGTGTTGACTTCATACGGCGATTTCCGTGCCGGGGATGCTCGAATCACAGCAGTTGCTAACTATGAGAAGAAGCATAACCTTAAAGACGGTAAGCCAATCGAGGAACCGGATGAAAAGAAAGACGAAAAGAAGGATGAGAAAAAGGACGAAGTACCTTCATGGGCACAGGCTTTGATTGATTCTAACAAGAGTCTTTCTGAAAAACTTTCCGCTTACGAAGCGGAGAAAGCGCAGGCGCAACGCAACTCTCAGATTTCAGAAGTGGCTAAGAAGTACGGTATTCCCGAATTTATGCTGAAAGACCGCAACATTCCTGAGAACACGGACTTGGACACTTATTTCAAGGACATGAAGCAGGATATGTCAAACAGCGGCTTCCAGTTCGCTAAGGCTCCTGAAACTGCCCAGCAAAAGCAGGATAAGGAAGCGAGCGAGTTCGCCAAACTGATTGAGGCGGACACAAAATCTATTGTCGAACAACAAAACAAGTAATTTATGGCAGCAGGATTTAAGTATAACATTAATCCAGAACCGTCTGTAGAGGAACGCTATGATGTGTCTACTGGCGTAAGACGTAGAGGTCCTTACAAGCTGGACACGACCAATCTTGTGGCAGGTACATATCTTTCATCGTTTACACCTATAGCCGCCGACCTGGTAAAGAAAACTGCACAGGTGGCTATTCGTGTAGAAGTGTATGAAAAGTTTACAACCGGTTCCAACACAACTCTGAAAATCAAAAAGAACTCACTTGCTTATGTGGGTATGCATATTGGTGATGGTTCTCATGGTGCAACAATCAATGCTATTGACAAGTCTGATAAGGCTTTTGATAAATTGACATTAGCGGCTGACTTTGGTGCTACAGTGAATGCAGGAACAGTTCTCTTTGAAGCAACAGCAGTAAACGGTGATACTCCAAAGGTGGTTGCTAACTCAGCTTTGTATGAGAGGGTACAGGTTGAGGATGGTATTGTCTTGGTTGCACTTTTGATGCGTGCGTTCGAAATTGAACCTACTAAGTTGGCTATGCCTTTCCATGCAAAGGATAAAGAAAAATTACCACATTTCCAGTTTAACGAATAAAGAAAGGAGGACTAATATATGATGTTAACTATTCATACACTGTTCAATGACCCTAACATCGTTAGTGCCGTTATTCAGCGTGTCCTTCAAACTCGTAAGGACACTATCTACTGGCAGCAGTATCTTGACTTCCGCAGAACAACTACCCGTGTATTCAAAGACTACATCGGTATAGTAAGCGGAGTGATCGCCGGTTCCATTAATTCCCGTTACGGTGAGAAACCTATCCGTGAACGTAGAAACATTGGTTCAGGATATGGTGAAATTGCATATCTTGGTGATGCTTATCAGATTTCCATTGACCGTTTGTCTGATTTACAGGACTTGATTGACAAGTTCAACGCAGCAAAACCAGCTGACCAGGTAGCAGCCATGCAGGAAATCGTGAACTTTATCTATGACGACTACCGTCAGGTGCTTTTGGCGGCTCACAAACGTATGGATATTATCGTAGGTTCTCTGTTGATGACAGGAGAAGCTACAGTCAAAAACAAGGATGACAATGCTGGTGGTGTAGAGTTGTTGAACATTGAACTTCCGTTTAAGTTTATTAAACCTGAGAGCGGTGCAAAGACCAACTTCATTACTTATTTGCAGCAGCAGATTAATGCACTGAAAGCAGACTATGGAAACTTCCAGAAGATGATTATGTCACGAGGAACTTTCGTTAAGAACATCATCGGATCTGCTGAGTTTGGTGATAAGTTCAAGATGCAGCTTACAGCAAATGAGATGTATCTTTCAACTGGTCTGATTACATCGCAATTGGCTTCCCAGGTGTTTACTGGTATTGGACTTCCAGCCATAGAGATTAAGGAAGACTACGTGAAAGACCAAACCGGTAAGAATGTGCAGATTTACGCAGATGACCGTATCACACTTCTTCCACAGGATAAGATAGGTTATATGCGTTTCCACACTCCATACGAGGCTGTGGATGGTGTACCTGGACGTAACTACACTCAGGCAGACGGTGACATGCTTATTTCTGGTTACAAGGATAAGAACGGACGTTATCTTGAATACACTGCAGAGTGGATTCCACAGATTACAAATCCGAACTTGATTGTTAACTTCGATTTGTCAACAATGAACGCATGACAGTAAACGACTACATATCACAGAAGTTCCAGACCTTCGGCGTTAATTTGTCGGAGGCTGACCTTTTGGAGATAAGTCTGTCTTCAGGAATAAGCGGAGAGGATGAGATAGGCCCGTCAAACATCGGATTGATTTCGGTGGCTATGGCGGAGTTTATCCCCTCTCTATTGCTACGTGCCACTTCCATCAGCGAGAACGGTTTCTCTATGTCCTGGGACATCAAGGGAGTAAAGGAATACTACTCGTTTTTGTGCAAGAGGTACGGCCTTGAAGATACGTTAAGCGATAAACCTAAAGTCAGATTCTTATGATATTCGCGCCCCATACATTACAGGTTAAAGTCACCATTCCGATGGAAACAGACGAGTTTGGCCGACCTATCCCCGGAACCGGCGGAGAAAGCTGGCAGGACGTATGTAAGTGCCGGTGTGACGACAACTCTACCAAAGAGTTTACTTCGGAGAACGGTGAGGTGTTCCGACCGAATTATCACGTAGTCTGTGAGAAGAAAATCTCACTGAGTGCTGGTGATGAAGTCAGATGTATGGACGGTGAGAATGTCCGTGGAACTGGCAAAGTTTACATGGTGAAGAATACAAACTATTTTGGTTACTCAGAGATATGGATGTAAAGTTTGATTTTTCGGACGTGGACAGCTTTTTCGACCAAGGTTATGCCGAGGTGAAAGCTGTAGAAGAGAGGGTCGGAAAGGAAGCTGTCGATTATGCTATAAAGAACGGTAGTTATCAGAACCGGACCGGAACGCTCCGTAAGTCAAACAAGTATTCAGTTGAGGATGATGGACTGGTGATAAGAAACGATGCTGAGTATGCCTCACACGTGGAATCCAAAGGTTACGAAGTTTCAACTGGTGCAGCCTTATTTGCTGAGAGACGATTAAAGGAGGAAATCAAATGAAACGAATATTCAAGCATGAACTGATGGTCGCAGACCACTCAAAATTATGTCTGCCTATCGGAGCAAGAATATTATCTATTCAAGCACAACGGAATGCAATTTGCTTGTGGGCAGTAGTAGATGAATGTCAAAAAGAATTGTGTTTAGTGGATATTTTTATGTATGCAACAGGACAAAATATATCTGATAAAGATTTGTCAGACAAAAGATTTGCAGGTACTGTTCAACTTGGAGAACTGGTTTTTCATGTATTCCTTCAGTATGATAATAATATTCAATATCTTATTGTATGATAGTAACTACTGACATAGCGAACATTCTCTACCGTGACTGCAAGTCTTTCGGGATTGATATCGTTCCCCATGGCAAGAAGCTGACAGGGGCGATAAAGTCCGAAAGGATTGTCATTCACGCCAAGAAGCAACAGCCGGGCACATACTGGAAGAAATCTTTCGTCGAGGTGAACATTTGTGTTCCCGATTTGAAGGAAGGCGAAGCCAATACCATCCGGCTGAACGAACTGGAGAAGCAGGCGCAAAGTCTGTTTGACGGCGTAACCGGACGCTATGACGGAACAACCTATCATTATTCCATCGAGTCAATCGGAATTGAGGAGGACACATCCTTAAAGTGTCACTATGTGAATGTAAGAATTTTGTTTGAAGTTTTAAATGTGAAATAATATGGCAGAATCAAAGAAAATCACAGCTGTAAATATCAAGAAACTTTGGTATGGCGAAACAAGTGCTATTTCTGCAGATGTTACGGGCCAGACCTTGCACACTCTTTTGCAAGGAGAAACACTGAAAGAAGTATCCAATATCCATCAGGATACGTGGACTTTTGAGGAAGCAGAGGCCAGCCGAACCAACTATAAGAACCAGCTTACTAATCAGACCTATCGCAGTGAAAAGGAAATGGGAGATGTCTCTGTGAACTTTACTATCGGTGAGTATGACTATCCGACAAAGAAGGATCTTATGGGTGGAGATGTCATCAATACCGACAAAGGTTGGAAGCGTACAAGGGGTAAGGTAAATATCGAGAAATGTATTGTGTTCATGACTGAAGATGACCAGTATTGCGTGATTCCCCGTGCTGACATAGGTGCCCGTGAATCAACAACGGATAAAGCCATCGGTATTCCTGTAAGTGCGGTTGAACTGGAACCTAAAGACACTGCTATTTCCCCTGAATACTGGTTCGATGCAGAAGAGGTGAAAGAAGCATGAACTGGTGTAAAGGCCGTGGTAACGCCTTCTGATTCTACAGTCAAGCTGGACGGGCAAACGGTAAAGACCAAGAAGGTGAAATCTGGGACATCCGTTTCCTATGAGGTATCAAAAGTAGGCTACACCACCCAGTCTGGAAGCATATCTACTTCCATGTCTGATGCTTTCAAGAGCGTAGAGAAACAAATCACTCTTGTTCAAGAAGGTGGCGATTAGTTTTCAGGATTGTTTAACGGGTGGGGCTATATCAAGCTTCACCCTTTTTCTTTAAGTTATGAATCAAGGAGCAAAAATAGTAACTGAATCCATTATCGGAAGTGATTTCAGGACGGTGTTTGTCGCTGGGAAAGCCTACACGGTCTACTCTCCTACTATCCACAAACTGGCCGGGGCAATCTCCCATCTGTCAGGGGTACAAGAAGCAGACAATTTGAAAGAAGTACTGCTTTCCTTGGGAGAAAGTGAGACTTACAGCAAGGCTCTCTCCTGGCTGATAGCTGGTAACGAAAGTTTGAGCGAAGAACTGGCAAAAGGAACATACGAAGAGAATGTGGACGCATTGGATGAAGCACTCTCTATGATTGACTCAAAGGTTTTTCTCAAAGCTGTCAGCTTGGCGAGGAACGTAAGCCTGCTGGCAGCGAAACCGAGGTTGTAGGAAATGAAACGCTCTTGGGACAGATTGCATCGTTCATGGAAAATCTGCATCTGTCATACCGGGAAGTGGTCTATGAGATACCATACAGGAATTTAGTATTAATGCAGCGTGACAAGCTCCATACAGTTACCGGAACCAAGGTTACAAAGGTGAAGGGTAAGGACATGGCTTCACGCAGAAGAAGAAATAAGAAATAGATATGGCTACACTATACTTTAAAGTCAGTTCTGACTGGGAGCAGGTTGTCAAGCTGAGACAGGAATGTGAGAGACTGGAAGCCCAACTCAAGAAGATGGACGTAAACAAGTCTCCTGCATCCGCCAAGGCTTTAGAAACGCAATTGGCATCCACCCGTCAGCAGATGATTGGACTGGTAACTGAAGCGGCTAAAGCTGGCGCAGTGATGGAGAATGATTTGAAGAAAAAGCTTAATTCTGCGTCAAAGGCCTCCGATGAGCTGACGGAGGAAATCATCAAACAAAGGAAAATCATTCGTGATACGCAGGATGATGTCAGACGGCTGTCTGATGAATATTCAAAGATGGGTAAGTATTCTCCTAATTCAAAAGCCAAATTAGCTGAACTGAACACTGCTAAAGCAGCCTTGAACGAGCAGAGATATTCCCTTGGCGAGTTACAAGACCAGCAGGCGAGAAACAGACTCGAAGTAAGAAAACTCACAAGAGAATACAAAGAATTTGCCAGTGGAACAAACAATGCTGATGAGATTGTAAAATCACTGACAGATTCTTTAAAACGTACTGCTGCTGAAATCGGTGGACTGGTGGCGATAAAGAGATTCGGCTTCGATGTGATTGAAGCAACTGGAAAGATGCAACAGTTACAGGTAGCTCTTTCAACAATCCTTCAGAACAAGTCAAAGGCAGATACTTTGTTGGCTGATATTTCTCAGTTTGCATTGAAGACACCTTTTAGTATTGATGATGTTGCTACTGGTGCCAAGCAGCTATTAGCTTATGGTTCATCGGCTAATACAGTAGTGAATGAACTTTCCATGCTTGGTGATGTGGCATCTGGACTTCAAATTCCTTTAGGACAATTGATTTACTTATATGGAACATTGAGAACACAGGGGCGTGCCATGACTGTAGATATTCGTCAATTTGCAGGGAGAGGTATTCCTATTTATGAAGAATTAGCGAAGGTCCTTGGGGTATCACAAGAGCAAGTTGGAGAGTTAGTAAAACAGGGGAAAGTCGGTTTTAAAGAAGTGGAACAAGCCTTTAAAAATATGACAAGTGAAGGCGGTAAGTTCAATAATATGTTAGAAAACTCTGCTGGTACATGGACACAGCAAATAGCCGCTGTTCAGGAAAAGTTATTCTTAAAAATGACTGACTTCGGGAATAAGTATAAGGAGGTTTTCGAATTTGGTATCGGTACAGCAGAGGATTTGGTGGAAAGTCTTGATGATGTGTTGTCTGTAATGGGCGGACTGATTGCAGCTTACGGAACGTATAAGGCCGCGTTGATTACAGCAGCCGTAGCGCAGAAGGCGGTCGGATTCGTTGAAAGTATCCGTTTGATAGGAATGTACAGAAAGGAATTGGGGCTGGCCACCGCTGCACAGCAGGCTTTCAATCTGGCATCGAAATCGAATGTGTATGTCACCTTGTTGGCTGCGTTGGTAGGAATCGGTACGGCTATTTACATGTTCACCAAGAGAACCAATGAAGCCACTGCAGCACAGGAGACACTTAATTCGGTAAACAAAAAGGCCGATGAGGAGTTTTCCAAGCAGGCAGCAACAGTTGACAGGTTGTCCGGCGTATTGAAAAGTGAAACGTCATCTCTTGACCGGAAGAAGAAAGCCTTGTCTGATTTGCAGACCATCATTCCTTCTTACAATGCCAGTCTTGATGAAGAGGGCCGACTGATAAACAACAACACAGAGGCCATTAAATCCTATCTGACACAACTGGAAAAGCAGATACGGATGAAGGCTGCTCAGGAAGAACTGGAGGAGCTGTATCGCAAAAAACGGACTCAAGAAAAGCAGCAGAAAGTCGCTACGGAGAATTACAATGAGGCTAAATCTTTGTACAATTCATCCGTGACAATGACTGGAAGCGCATTACAAAACAGAGGAGTCAATACAGGTGTGGCCGTATTCTCTCAAAATAGTGCAGTAAACAATCAGCTCAAAGATAGTGCGAATAAGGCCAAGAAAGAATTGGATTCCGTAAACAAGGAATTAGGCGAAACGGTTTCTGCTATCAAAGAATTGGAAAAAGAGATTGAGAAATCTTCTTTATCCGATAAAAAAGAAGCCCAACATTCTACAATATCTGAAGAAGTAGAAAATGCCACCATACGTATCAAGACACTCAAACAAGAGATTGCCGACCTTCGTAGCGGAAAATTACAAGCAGAAGCCGGTAAAACCGTAGAATCTGCTATCAAGGCAAAGGAAAAAGAGTTGCAGAGTGCAGAAAAAACCTTGGAAACACTTACTGGTGTCAGCCACAAATCAGAAAACAAGAAGGTCGTAGATAATCAGCAAAATCTTTCTGATGAACTTCTACAACTCATAAGAGCTAATCAGCAGGAAGAAATCAACTTGATGGAAGAAGGTTCTGAAAAGAAACGTAGACAGATTGAACTGGATTACCAGAAAGAGATTGATGCTTACAACAAGGCTAAAGCCAAATATGGTGAGATTGATGAAGTGAAAGTGATGAAATCCAATGCAGAAGCAAAGCGTAATAAGTCTTTCTATGAAGTAGATATTGAATCGCTTCAAGCTGAAAAGGATGCACTAAATTCCTATCTTCAGGAATATGGCACGTTCCAACAGCGTAAGTATGCCATTGCACAAGAATATGCCGACAAGATAGCCAAATCCCAAACAAATGCCGAAAAGATAAGGTTAGGGAAAGAACGGGACAGCAAACTTTCCGGTATCGAATCAAATGCTTTAAAGGCAAATATAGATTGGGTAACAGTGTTTGGTGAGTTCGGAGGAATGTTCTCCAATATGATTAAACCTGCTCTTGAAGATGCCAGGAAATACATGCAGACCGATGAGTTCAAAAACTCAGACGCGTCAAGCCAGCAAGCCATTGTTGATGCGGTTAATCAAATGGAAAAATCTCTTGGAGGTGCAGGAGGGTTGGATTTCAAGAAACTTGGTGATAATGTACAAGCATATCAAAATTCAGTTGTAAGTCTTAATCTTGCTAAGGAGCAGGAAGCGGATGCATTGGAGCGTCTTGTCACAGCTCAGGAAGAATATGAGAATGCGTTGAAAAACGGTACTGAAGAGCAGAAAAATGCAGCAAAGGAAGCATTGGCAAATGCACAGAGCAATGCTGATTTGGCATCTGCAAATGTACAAATGCAGTCAGAAAATGTTGAAAAGGCACAGAAAGGAATGTCTGAAACAGCCACTGCATTAAAAGCCAATATGGATAACGTGGTACAAGGATTGCAACAGATAACTTCCGGAGGCCTCACAAATATCTACAATGGACTGATTCAAGCAGGAAAAGGAGTTGGTGGTGCTGCTGGAAAACTTGCTGATTCGCTTGAAAGCGTTCCCGTTGTCGGATGGATTCTTTCTATAATTGACATATTCAAGGATGGGATAAGTATAGTAATTAGCGGACTCCTTGACTCCGTATTCAGTGCCGTGTCTGGAATCATTGAAGATGTGCTGTCAGGAGATTTGTTCGTATCTATAGGAGAATCCTTAATGAAAGGTATTGGAAGCATTTTTGACGCTATTTCTTTCGGTGGATTCAGTAAACTTACTTCTATTGGGAGCAATGCCAAGGAGGTGCAGGAGGCTATAGACCGACTGACAGACAGAAATGAAGCACTTCAGGGAAGTATTGACGCACTGAATGACACCATAAAAGCCGGAAGAGGTGCAATATCAGTCAATGCTGCAAGGAAAGCCGTGAAGTATCAAGATGAGCAAAACGCAAACTATCTGAAAATAGCACAGGAACAAGCCCGTTATTCAGGAAACCATCATAGCTGGAATTATTACTGGGGAGGATTCACACAAAGCCAAATAAATGATTTCAGCAATCAAATAGGAAGGATCTGGGATGGAAGTCTTTGGGATCTTTCTCCTGAAGAAATGAAACTCTTGAAGGGGAATGTAGATATGTGGGCGCAGATACAGAATACTGGTAAGGGAGGTTATGGAGGTAGGCTGACTGAAAAGCTGGATGATTACATTGAGCAAGCCGGAAAAATTGAAGAACTGGAAACACAACTCAATGAATCACTCACTGGAATGACATTCGATTCGATGTATGACAGTTTCATTGATACGCTAATGGATATGGATGCATCTGCCGAAGATTTTGCCGACAACATGTCTGAATATTTCATGAGAGCCATGCTTTCAAACAAGATTGGAGAGTTGTACTATGACAGATTGAATGAATGGTATGAAGATTTTGCCAAAAGAATGGAGGATGGAACCCTTGATGATAATGAACTTAATTATTTACAAGGCAAATGGAATGGAATCGTGAGTGATGCTATCAAAGAACGCGATGATATTGCTTCCGCTGTAGGGTATGACAATAAAAAAGCGCAAGGACAGCAGTCAGCTTCCAGCCGTGGATTCGGTACGGAAATGACGCACGAGGATGCCGGGGAACTGAGCGGACGGTTTACAGCCGTATATGAGTCCAATCTTCGTATTGAGACGGCAGAACAGCAGCAAACGATAGCTATTACCGAACTGCGAGGCTCCATCGGTTCCTTGACTTCACAAGTGACCGGTCTGTACAACATTGCCGACGAGACACGTACTATCCTGGCCAATTCCTATTTGGAGTTACAGCAAATCAGAGAGAACACAGGCGAAATTGTCAAACCTATCAAACAAATGCAGGCCGACATTGCCGAAGTGAAACGTAATACAGCAAGATTATGA